TACACCAATTTTTCCATCACCATCTCCGATTTCCAATTGATAGGCGTTAGTTGTTGAGCCAGCCAAGACACCGTCAGATGGTTCTTCTAAGCAAATTGTCTCAACTTGTGTAACTGTGCCGAAAATGGCTGGTGTTAGTTGTGCAATATATGAAAGTTGAGCTGCTGAGGCTTCGTCTTCTGCACCAACTGGCATTCCTGCTGTAGTTCCACCTGTTTTAAGTGTATCTTTAGAAGTCCCTAAATCTACAATTATATCTGTGACTACTTTATAGCCTTCTCTATGTTGAGTTGATGATATGATTGCTTTTTCCATACCCGGACCTGCTCCAACGTCAACATCTATTCCTTTTTTCTCAACGTCAAATAGACGTTTTCTTGCTAATTTTTTCATTCCCATAACATAACCCTCCTATAAGTCCGCTGGAGCTACAAAGCCGTGAACGTAGATAAGAAGCTTGCCATCATTAATAGCTGCCTCAGATCCAGTACTATCACCATCTACAATATAAATATTGAATACTGTTCCTGCGTCTAAATCAGCACTATTATCTTTTCCTAAAGCTGTACCTGCTAAAACTGAAGTTGTTGAACCCGGAGTTGCACCTTGAATGACATTATCATCTGCACTCAGTACAACATCAACATCCCTACTACATACTTCCACACAAACTGCGCGAACTTCAGTCACAATACCATATTTTGCAATAGTCAGCTTAGCAATAGATGAATCAGTATTTAAAACACCAACTGCTTGACCTGCTCCACCACCAGCAACGATAGCTGGAGAGCTAGCACCAAGATCAATTGCAATCTCTGTTATAATTTCTTGTCCTTGTCTATGTTGTGTAGCAGATATAATTGTATCAGCAATACCTGCTCCTGATTCAAGGTCAATCGCTTGACCTTGTTTTTCTACTTCATATAGTCTTTTACGACTTACTCTTCTCGATCCCATAATATATCTCCTTATTTAAAATTATGGACTTGTTTCCTAGAATCGTATCTACCAGCCCCGTATTCCGGTAGAGACAGTGAGCAGGGGCCTCGCCCAAAGGAGACTAGGATTCAAGTCACAGTAAATAGTCTTCAGAAATAGAAAAAGCCCCAAGTCCGAAGACAAGGGGCATTTCATTTTAGTTCTCAACTAATCAAGGACTAGGAAGAATATTCTTCGCCAACGAGACCTCGAACGATAACAAGACCGTACATATCAGGACGTACCATCTTCTTAGCATAACGAGTCATTACGCCTTTGCGAGGAACAAAGTCTTCTGGTCCGAAGATTGTAGGTGTGGTTTGTAGAGGCACATAAGGTGCATAAACGTAACCAGACTCAAGGAATGAGCCACCTTTACGTCCAACGAGAACAACGTTACGAGGGAAGTAAGGGTCAACAATAACATCAAACTTACGAGAAAGACTTCCTGCCTTAACAGCGCCGATATCACCTTTGTCAGCATCAGCAGTTACGTTTGCACGGAACCCGCTTGTGAATTCAAGGATATTAGCAACTTCAGGAGAACAAACAACATAGTTGGCTCCACCACGAAGTGTCTTTAAGTGGATTTGAGCTGAAACGTCATTGATAGTTTCAATAAGAGTTTCATACCATTCGGAAACAGTTCCGGTGAAGTCAGGAGCAGCAGAAGCAGCACCAAGTTCAGCACCAGTAACCTTGTTTACAAACAATCCGGGAGAACGAGACCAGTAGTATGTTGCAGCAGTAGCACCATTTACAAGGTCAGCAAGGATCTCACGGTCAATCTCAAGAGCAATTTGCTCAGAAAGAATTGAAGTCAACTCAACCTCAGCGTCGATATTGTGGTAAGCATTCAAGTCTTGACCAAGTTCTGGAGTCCACTTAGCTTTTAGCTTTTTAGACTGAGCTGTGATCGCTGTTGAGTCTACCTTGATATCGATCTCTGGGATATCACCGGTGTTTTCCAGTAACATCGTGTAGGTATCAATAGCTCCAGCAGGTGCAGAACCTCCAGCAGCAACACTATCCTTTGTTGGGTGGTTAATTTCAATGGCCGCAGCTGCCAGAGTTGCAGCTGTAATGTTAACACTTGAAACAAATGTGAATGAAACACCTTTGGTTGCACCAGAGCCTGAAACTTGTGTTAAGCGTCTGATTTGTTTTGTATTAGCAGCACTGTGGGAAGTACTAAGAGCATCGTCAAGTTGAGAGCCAGACATTTCAAAAGCAGCAAGATTTTCAAAGTCTGCATTTGTAAACTCGGATGCATCAATAGACAACTGAATTACATAATTATCTGTTTCAGCCAATACATCTGGGTCAAAAAGAATTGCTTTCTTTTCAGCTTCAGTGGCACTAGAAACTGCAAAAGCGTTTTTAATATGTAGTTTAGAATTAGCATTACCAGGACGCAATTCTGTTGTTGGAGAGCCATAAGCATCACCAACTTGTCCACGGAATGAACCCGATACGTTTTCACCAAAGTCTCCACGAAGGTTTACACCGTTGATGACCTCGGAACCAACCTTGTCAGTACCATAGATTGACTTTTCTGCCAGTTTTGCAAATCTACCAGTTTGTGTAGTTTCATTTATTTCAGATGAATACACGAAGTCAAGGAAGAAGATCAGACCAGATGGCAATGACATCGGCTGAACGCTTACAAGATCGTTAGCAATAAGTCCGGCGAATACTCGACGAACGATTGGGAATGCAACAGCAGCAAAACCATCAACATTTGCACCACTGTGCATAGAAGAGGACTCACGAAGAAGCTCTTTTGCTTGGTTTTCCAAGAGACGAGACATTGTCGCCTTTTGGTGTTGGGTCTCAAGACCCTCAAGAAGACCAGTTGCGGCCCACTTGTTTTGAAGTGCAGCGCCTTCCGCTTTCATATCGCGGTTAACAATGCCTTCGGTCAATTTTTCAATAATAGACATTTTTATACCTCCTTAATTGTATTTTTTAGTCTAAACCTGCAAGCTTTTTCATTCGATCTGCGAAAGAATGGTTTTCATTTAAAGTTTCTTGCTTGCGGCGTGACATAACGTGAGAAAGATTTGATCTTCTATTTACGGACTCACTAAGTGATTGTGGAGCTTTTTTAGTGGCTCCCACTGTAGCTTCTTTAAGGGTCTCGTATAAAGACTTTGCTTCTTTTAACGTTTCTGCCTTTGCGATGGCTTCGACAATTTTAGTTTTTTGTCGCTCATTCAAGGAGGCATCGCGTAAAACTTTATTTGAGTAAAGTAAACGTGCGTTACGAACCAGTGCTTCTTCGAGCTTATCTTTCATATCAGTAATAACACTGGAAAGTTTATCTTGGTTCGTTTCATAAGATACTAGAGTTGCTTTAAGGCTCTCCATTTCTCCCTCTAGTTCGGAGACTCTATCTTGGTATTGAGCCGATTGGCGTTTAGCCAATTCTAATTCCTGATGGTATTTTCTCGATGCATCATCGGTGGTTATCCATCCCTGCTTCTCGGCGCCGACATCGACCTCGAGAGCTTCATCAATTACTTCTTCTTCCTCATCAAGCATAGAAAGAAGTTCAGCAATCATCTCTTCTTCATTTTGAGATTCTGATAGCAAATCATCTAACCCACCACCCTCATCAGGTGCAGGTGGTGTTGCACCACCAAGATCCAAGTCAGCAGCAAGGTCAGCAGTAGTCTCTGTTGTGTCGCCACCAGATGTTGGATCTGCTTGTGCTTGATCTTTAATATTGTCTAAATCAAGTTTAAAATCCTCTGGGTTGAATTCAAATTCTAATTCCATTTCAACTTGGTCTTCACCATTCATACCAGGATCAGACGCAAAAGGAATGTCGAATTGTGTCGCACCAGAAGTTGCTTCATCGGAAATTTCTTCGTTTAAGGTTTCCTTACCTTCCAGTAAGGACTCCACAGCAGCCTTGATTTCAGGTGCATACTTTTCAATTACAGATTGTTCAGCATTTTTCAATGCAGCCTCACGCAGTGCTTGTGCATCTACGATAGCTTGTTCTAATAATGATGACATTAATACATCTCCTAATAAACGTTTATCAAGAGTAAATAGTGATCATTAAGAGAAAAAGACAAACCATTATAAAAGTCAAGGCTAGAGCTTTCTTATGGTCAAGAATGTTTGGTTTATACCGCCTTTAATTTTTGTAGTATTAGCTGTTCCATCGATTTGTCGGACCTGAATGCTGGCGCTTTGATTTACACTAAAATTAGCTATTGTGCTAAGATGAAATGTTCTCATGTCTATCTGTGCTGGATTGTTGTTGTATTGGTTTAAAGCTATAAATGGAACACCGGCACTACTATTGGTACTACTTGAGCCGCTGCTCACCAAGTATATTTGGTATTGGGTTATGTCGCTTTGAATTGCATCAAAAACAAAAGAGGCTTGAAACTCATAATATCCTGCTTCTTTTGCAACAAAATTATATGACCCTGTATTCCATCCTGCGCCTCCCGTAAATGTATCAAACTCAACATTATCTAAAAGAAGTGTCTGATACGGATCTGAGGCTCCGCCTGTTACATTAAAGTCTGATGATATGCCAACTTTTAAAACTTCTGGGGTGCTGCTTTCACCACCACCGCCGCCGTCATCACCGGTTGCAGTTAGTTCTGTTTCACCAATAAGGTTTGATCTCCAATAAAGTTTTCCGTCACTCTTTGAGTATAAATAACCTTTTCCACTAGCTGGCTGACTTGGAGTAGCAGACTCAGACGATATAAGTATAGCACCAGAAACCTCTATACCAGTGTTTGATGTTACTAGTTTTTGATCACCTGCGTAGTATAAACCAGCCCAATAGTCTTCGGAATTAGTTTTCAGAAGCAGATCACTATTTCTATCTACAACTCTAAAGTTAATTCTGTTACCACCATTATTAATTGTGAGAGGATAAGGAGTGGAAGAATCTTTTTCTAAATCTATGAAATTAATACCACCCGCATTAAGTCTTATTCGATCATCAGTAAAGTTTATTAATGTATTATTATCGCCGTTGTGATAAATATACTGATTAATCCCAATGTTACCGGCAACTTGTAAACGATATTCTGGGGTTGTTGTGCCTATTCCAACTTTTGAACCAGACAAGACAAGACTGGTTGAACCACTTGTTACAAATCCAATATAATCTTCTTCAAAGTCAATTTGTGTATCTCTTTGAGCGTCATCTGCTGCTTTTAGATCTCCGATGACTTGAGATCCTTTTGAGTGTTTATATGCCATGGTTATTCTCCTTTTATAAATAGAAAAAGACCGAGTAAAAACCCGGTCTTTCTTTTTGGAAAATACAAGATAATAATCTTGATATTTGTATATTACATAATAACCCAGTGGAATTCTGTTACGCCAGATTCTGTGTTCTTATCTGATAAGATAAGAGAAATAGCTGCGTGAGATGACTCAAGTGTAACAGCTGCCTCAGCAGAAGTTCCCCATTGAGATGGATTACTTAAAGAGCCTGTTTCATCTGGTGTTTCGGCATCAACATAGTGCTGATAACCAGTGCCATTGCCAAGAGAAGCAGAGAGTGCATATAATTCAATTTTTCCAGAACCAGCAATTGTTGGAGCCTTAAGGCGAATAATATCACCAGTACTCCAATCAGAACCGGACAATAGATACCTATGTCTTTCATGCAAATTGTCTGAAGCCATACGACCAGCATTAACATAAAGACCACTACCAGATACAGAACCAATAATACCGTCAATAGTAGAACCAGAAAGACTATAAACACTAATTGTACCAGCACCAATATAGCTTTTCAAAGCAGAACCAGAAATGTGCTTTAAAGTACCACCAGTACCACCATCACTAATAATAAAATGATCAGCATCGACAAGAGTGACAGACTGGGCTTGTGTCTTATCAGTATCAAGGATATTCAACTCAGCAGTGGTAACTGTTGCGTCGTCAAGAATTTGAACCTCAGCTTGTGCAAGAGCAGCTAACGCAGTTGCAGTACCAGCACTCATACCAGCCAAAGTATCCAATTGAGCATCATGAGCTTGGACGTTGCTTCCAATAGCAAGACCTAAAGTGGTTCTAGCAGTTGCCGCATCAGCATCATCAATCAAAGAGGCACCAAAAACAGAAATCGTTGTTGCGACATTAGTTGTTAAGTTACCAGCTAAAGCAATAGTACTTGCAGCAGAAGCTGAAAGTTCGATAGTTGCATTGGAACCGGGAGCTTGAAATTCCCAACCCATTCTGTCGG